AGCTGGTCTTGGCGTTGCACTTGGTGGTGGTGTAGCAGGAGGTACTGCAACGATGCCTGCTCCTACAACAAATACAGTATCAGCACCTGGGTTTTCAGGATCAAATGGATCACCAACTGCCGGAGGTGCAGGTGGCCCAGGCAGACCAGTATCACCACTAGCACTAATTGGAGGAGCAGGCGGCGCAGGTGGAAGTGTAGGAGCCTCAGGATCACCTGGAACTACTGGATCTGGAACATTAACAAGAACAGTAGGAGCCGTGGGTGGCGCAGGAGGATCTCCAGGAAATTACATTGTCGGTAATCCATTTGTTACTTGGCCAGCTACTGGTACAAGATTAGGTGGTGTAGCTTAAATAAAGGAAGAATTATGCAAACCGTTTATATGAAAATACACGATTATGAGGAAGAATCTAAATCTTTGATTGTTTCATTTGCCTCAGACACAACTACATATCAAGATCCTGATATGTATACTAGATATGCATTTCAGCCGTTGCGTATGTGGCCAGACGTAGATGATCCAGAAGAAATAAAAAAACGAATTGCTGTTTCTGGAATGTATCATGCAGAGCAACAGGAGAGAGAAGAAAATTTTGTTGCTGATGTTACCAAAGAACAACAATACAAAGACATGATTGGCTCACAATTATCTTTTTCAGTTGCAGAATTAACTGCACCACCTGTTGATCCTAACGATCCAAATCTAGAAAATAATTTTCAGGTGATTTAATATGTTTACAGAAAAACTATATGCTGCTTTTGGATACGTGTTAAATAAAAATACCTTTTCTGATGGGTTCACTATTACTAGTATTGTAAACGAAGAAACAGTTTGCACTTTATTTTGCACTAAAGGTAGAATTAAGTTGACCCGTGAGGAGGTAGAGGAACCTTTATATTTAATACCAGGTACATATATTACTCCAGATAAACATATTCTTGGAACGCATCGACACGATACCATAGAAGAATCAGTTTTATGGTGTTTTGATCCAAAGTTAAATAGAAATTTCGCACCAGTTATACGCAAGTTTTATTTGTCTCAAAACTCTAGTCAAGTTTTACCAGAAGGAACAAAACTATTCCTATGTGAAGGTACAGCAACAGTAAATGACAAGCAGATAAATAAACCAACACAGCTTTTAATTAGAACTAGTGATACACAAATAACAGCTACAACAGATTGCTATGGACTTGTCTTTGAATGATATATGCCAAACGTATACCCATACAATTTGATGCTGATGTGGGAAAAACATTAGCACGGCATCCGATTGTTGCAAAACATGTTTTAGGTAAATATGGTGCTGCTGTTGGTGATTATAAAGGAGAAAGAGTTGTTATTAGGTATATACCAAAAAAATATGCTAACCAACTCAAATCATTAATACCAGACAAAGCGAAAAAACATTTAATCGGCATAAACCTTACCGAAATACGGCTACTTGGTCCACATGTTCACTTACAAGATCAATGTGTTATGAATTTTTATCTTCACACAAATGAGGAGGTTACCAGTTTTTGGGAAGGTGAAATTGAACGTGATGATAATTGGACATCAGATAATGGAAATGGGTATATGAATGTCAACACAAAAAAATTAACCTTTGCGGAAAGTTTTATTGCTCAACCAGGAGAATGTTGGCTTCTAAACACTTGTCAACCTCATTCGGTATCTTTATTGAACGATGATCGTACAGGTTGGTTCCTATATGAACCTAAAGATACTGACGAAGCACGATGGTTGATTCAAGGATATTTCAACGCACCATTTGAATATATTGCTGAATGTTTTGAGAGTTAATTAGAATTTATATTATGGAGAAAATATGAAAGAATATCGAGTTGAACGCAATAAACGTATATGCATCTATGATAATTTATTTGATTTGAAATATAGACAAGACATTTACACATTTGCACAAAATTCTTATTTTACAATTGGTTGGGCAGATGATGCGATCATAGAAAATCAAGGAAATCGATTTCTTCACTCCATATACTCACTTGAAGATTTAAATAATCTTGGCATTGTACAAAAAATTATTAATTCAGAAGCAGGAAAAGAACTTGAAGGATATGATAATGTAACCGCAGTGTTAAATCTATCTACTGCGGCAGATACACACTATGTTCATGCACATCCAGAAAACAAAATATTATTATACTATGTTAATTTAGAATGGAGAGATGGTTGGCACGGAGAAACATTATTTTATAGTGAAGATGTAAAAGACGTTGTTTTTGCTTCTGCGTACACACCAGGTAGACTGTTAGTCTTTGATGCCTGTATTCCACATACTATTAGACCACAGTCTCATATTGCAGCACAGTATCGTTTTACTTTAGCTTTGATACTTGAAAAAAATGATAATTGTTATCGATAATGTACTTGAAGATATAAAGCAAAAGGCTGTTGCTAGTTATTTTAAGTCAATTTCATCTAAAGATCAGCAATGGCTTGATAAGTTATATAAAGAACTTGAGTATGACATATCTCCCATATACTTACTACTGAAAGAAGCATCTAAGTTTTTCAATCTATCTTCTATGGTAGGATGTGAATATTGGTCACATAATGGCACCAGACCTGAATGGCATATAGATAAAGATGAAGTTTTGATGGAACAGACAGGAAAACTTTCAACTCCAATATGCAGTCTTGTATATTACGCTGAGATTCAGAATCTCGAAGGAGGATGGTTCATGACGGAATCTGAAAGAGTTAAACCAAAAACAAACAGACTTATCATATTTTCACCTGGAATATATCATGGAGTTGAACATTATACAGGCGAAAGAATATCTGTTGCGGTTAACCCATGGTCAGCAAAACCTAAAGGATATTGAACTATTTGGAATTTATAAACATAAATAGTAAAATCAACACACTTAAACGTCAAAAATGGCACAAATAACTAACAGACAAGAATTCAAAGACTACTGCCTTCGTCGTTTGGGATTTCCTGTAATTGATATCAATATTGACGATGAACAGGTAGAGGACAGAATTGATGATGCCTTGCAATATTGGCAAGACTATCACTTCGATGGCCTACAAAAAGTCTATTACATTAAAGCGGTAACGCAGGAAGATATCAACAATCGCTATATTGATATGAGACCTTCTGTCACAAAAGACAGAGCAAATAATTCTTTAAACATTGTTGGTGTAACTCGCATATTTCCTTTGCAAGATTCTCAAGCTACTGTCAATATGTTTGACTTGAGATATCAGTTGCGCTTAAATGAACTCTACGACTTTACTTCAGCATCGTATATCAACTATACAATGACGATGCAGCACTTACGTTCTCTGGAAATATTGTTTACTGGTGAAGTACCTATTCGTTTTCAGAGACATATGCATAAACTGTTTATTGATTGGGCATGGGGATACTCAGAAGCACCTGTTGGTACTATTGTCGTTGCTGAGTGTTATGCTTTAATTAATCCAGATGTTTACAATGCTGTCTGGGATGATCGTTGGCTCAAACGATATGCTACAGCACTCCTCAAACGTAATTGGGGAGACAACCTTAAAAAGTTTCAAGGTGTTCAGTTGCTAGGTGGTGTCACATTAAATGGTGATAAGATTTATGAAGATGCCACAGATGAAATAAAACAACTGGAAGAAGAAATGGAATCCAATTATGGTGCTCCATTAGAATTCTATTTGAACTAAGATGCCTACCAATCACTATTTTAATAATTATAATGCTAGGTATACTGAGCAACGCCTAGTAGAAGATTTGATTGTTGAATCCATTAAAATAATGGGTGTGGCTTGTTATTACATTCCAACCAACTATGAATTTAGTCCTGTAGATTTATTATTTGGTGAAGATCCTCTTAAAAAATTCACAACAGCATATCCTATTGAATTGTATCCTAGCAATGTCATGGACTACAAAGGAGACAAAGATTTCTTCAGTAAGTTTGGTCTTGAAATCAAAAACCACATGACAGTCGTTATGTCGAAAAGAAGTTTTCTACAAAGAGTTCCTGTTGATCCTGATTTCGATAGACCAAGAGATGGAGATTTGATTTACATTCCTCCTCTCAATGGTGTGGGTGAATTATATGAAATCAAGTTTGTCAACCAAGATATGGATATGGCAATGCTTGGTCGTAGAGTACCATATTTTTATGAATTAGAATTAGAGAAGTTCAAGTATTCACATGAAACAATCGACACTGGTATACCTGATATTGATATTGTTCAGCAACGAGATGCTTACGCACAAAGATTTACATTAACTGGAATTTCTGGTTCTTTTATTGCAGGAGAAACTGTTTTCGTTAGTCCAGATATTACCTTAGCCAATGCAACTACAACAGGTATTATCGCAGTTTATGACTATGTATCTTCAAACTTAGATATTAATACAATAGTAGGAACATTCTCTGTTGGTAATTTAGCTAGAGGAGCAACATCAAACGCTAGAGCAACTTTATTATCAACGGACATATACGAACATGCAGAGTATTATGCAGACTATGATAATAAACAAATTAATCAAGAAGCTAATACTATAATTGACTTCTCAGAAAGCAATCCTTTTGGTAACATATAATGTCTAATTATCACAGAATTATTCGAAAGCTTGTAGTTGGTTTTGGTAGTTTGTTTGATAACATCACCTTAACTCGTTACAAAACAGATGGCACCGAAGATAGAAAAATCAAGGTGCCTATTATCTATGCTCCAAAAGAAAAATATATTGCTCGTCTAGCAGGCGATCCAGATTTAAATAAAAAAGTTCAAATCACATTACCTAGAATGTCTTTTGATTTGATAAGTATGGAATATGATGCAGCAAGAAAACAAATAACTAATTTAAAGACTACAGCAGCATCAGGAAATCCTAACGTAAAACTTGCACAGTATACTCCTGTACCATATAACTTTGAATTTTCATTATACATCTACGTTCGAAATATAGAAGATGGTACTCAAATAATAGAACACATATTACCATTTTTTACTCCTGAGTATACAATAAAATTAAATCTTATTCCTACGATGGGAGTGGCAAAAGAAGTACCAATCAATTTGAACTCAGTAAATTATGACATTGAGTATGAAGGATTGCAAGACTCTGATGCTAGGGTGATTATTTGGACTTTAAATTTTACAGCAAAAGCTTTTGTATATGGTGCAATATCTCAAGGAAAGATAATCAAAAATTCTTTTGTCAATATATTAGATTTAGATTCATCCGTTAATGATGGAAAAGTTACTTTCAATATGAGTCCTGCAGGCTTTGGAATTTACAAAGAAGGTGAAACAGTTTATCAAGGATATTCATTAGATACAGCTAGTGCTACTGGTACAGTATTATATTACAGTAACACCACAGATCAAATGGTAATTACTGATATAGACGGTAGGTTTAAAACAAATACAGAAATTATAGGACTAGATTCTTTTGCGGAATATACTCTATTATCAGTTGAAGGTGCAAATGCAAACAATAAGATGGTAACAATTAATTCTTATGTTAACCCAGCAAATGCTACAATTAACTCAGCATATACTATTGTGACAACAGTGACGGAGTACAACAGTGACTAAATTTGAAAAAAATATGAGTGAAATTTTTGAAGTAGAACCAAAACAAATTGCTAGTACAGATATTGTAGTTAAAGAAGAAAGACCTGTTGTTGAAGCTGAGTCTAAACTAGACAATGACTTAGAAAAAGATTACAAAAAGGTTCGTCAGAACTACGAAGAAATTATAGAAAAAGGTGTTGATGCTATTGATTCTATTCTTGAGATTGCCAGAGAGTCTGAGCATCCAAGAGCATTTGAAGTTGCAGCTACTATGATTAAGAATGTTGCTGATGCCAATGAGAAGCTTATATTGCTTCAAAAGCAAATGCGTGAAATGAACAAGACAGCAGGAAAAGAAACACAAAGTACCAAAATAGACAAAGCAATCTTTGTTGGTAGTACAGCAGATTTAAACAAAATGTTAAAAGGAAAAGAATGATCCACTTTAGACATTTAAGAGAAGAACTTCAAGAAAGACGAGATCCAAAATCTAAAACACTTCATGCATTTGATATGGATGAAGTGTTGTTTCATCACGACCATTCAAAGCTAAAAGTGCATGTTAAAGATGAAAGTGGTAAAAGAGTGCATTCTCTGACCAACACAGAATATAATGATCACAAATTAAAGCCAGGTCACAGCTACGATTATAGTGAATTCAGATCACATAAAGTATTCAAGAAATCTGCTCACCCTATTCACAAGATGATCAATAAGCTGAGAGCGATTCATAAGAACAATAAAAATGTTGAGATTGTAACTGCTCGTTCAGATATGGATAATAAACATGGCTTTATGAAAACACTCAAACATCACGGTATCGATGCCCGACATATTCATGTTCGTAGAGCAGGTAACGTTGGTGCAGCATCACCAGCAGAAGCAAAGCATAAAGTCATTGGTGATCTAGTTAAAAAACATGGCTACAAAAAAGTACACTTATATGATGATTCACATGCCAACCTAGATCATTTCAAAAAACTGAAAGACAAACATCCAGATGTTGAGTTTCATGCTCATCACGTTGCACATGATCCAGAAACAGGACATGTGAAAATAACTACTACAAAAGCATAAAATGAAATTCAAAGAATTTATTAAAGAATCTGCTGAAGAACATACATCAGAGTGGATGTCAAGCTCTGATTTGGCAAAACATATACCAAAGACTGCACATAAACAAATTCGTTCCAGTAAAGAACACAATATATTAATGAATCATGACCTTGCACATGAAGGTTCTGGACATTTGAAATATAGAATCAAAACAAAGACCTATGATAAAAAACATAAAATTCAAGATGTTCAAGTAGCATCGGCAAAAAAAGATAAAGATGGATTTACACATCATGCGTCTTTTGCTTTGTATTCACAAAGTGCCAAACCATATCAGCATGTAAAGACTAATATGGAAAAGAAATTAACTGTGCCATGGCACACACCTTCTGATGAAATTAAAGCAAGATATAACAAATAATGTCTATCAATAAAGATTCGTATCGTGATAATCCTCTGCTCAAAAGAGCCGGGGTAAAAATGGAGTACACACAAGAGCAGATAGAAGAATATATCAAATGCTCTAAAGATCCTATATACTTTGCTGAAAAGTATATTCAAATCGTTAACGTCGATGAAGGTCTGATGCCATTTAGAATGTGGGATTTTCAACGTGAGATGATCAAAACATATCATGAGAATCGTTTCTCTATCACAAAGTGTCCTCGTCAGGTTGGTAAAACTACCACTACGGTTGCATACATACTTTGGCTGTCCATTTTTCAAGATACGCAAAACATTGCTGTTCTTGCCAACAAAGGACAGTTAGCTAGAGATATTCTTTCAAAATATCAACTAGCTTATGAAAATCTTCCTATGTGGTTGCAGCAAGGTGTCATCACATGGAACAAAGGTTCAGTAGAACTTGAAAATGGTTCTAAAGTTATCGCTGCTGCTACTTCATCATCAGCAGTTCGTGGAGGATCTTTCAATGTAGTATTCTTAGATGAATTTGCATTCGTTCCTTCTAATATTGCTCACGAATTCTTTAACTCAGTTTATCCTGTTATCTCATCTGGTAAGTCAACAAAGATTATCATTGTATCTACTCCAAATGGCATGAACTTGTTCTACAAGTTATGGATGGATGCAAAAGAAAAGAGAAACAATTATAAGACATTTGAAATTCACTGGTCAATGGTACCAGGCAGAGATAATGCATGGCGTGAAGAAACTATTCGTAACACATCCGAACGACAGTTCCAACAAGAATTTGAAACTGAATTCTTAGGTTCTACTAATACTCTGATCTCTGGATCAAAACTACAGCAGTTGGCTTATGTTGAACCAGTAGAGAAGAAACGAATAGCTAAAGAAGAAATTTTGGATGTCTATGAACAGCCTGTGGTTGGCGATGGTGAAATTACCAAAGACCACGTGTATGCTATCTGCGTAGACGTTGCTGAGGGTAAGAATATGGACATGTCTGCTCTCTCAGTCATAGATATATCGGAAACCCCTTACAGACAGGTTGCAAGGTATTCTAGCGCATTTATATCACCTGTTCTCTTTCCCACTATTATATACAATGTAGCCAAATACTACAACAATGCCTATGTGCTGATAGAGGTAAATAACACTCCACAGATTGCCGAGATTCTTCATGGTGAAATGGAGTATGAAAACGTACTTAAAGTACAAACTGGTAATAAAAAAGCTCAACAGATTTCAGCAGGATTTGGTAGAGGCGTTCAGCTAGGACTGAAAATGAGCAGCCAAGTCAAACGAATCGGTTGTACAAACCTAAAGACACTTATAGAAACAGATAAACTCATAATAAAAGACTTTGAGACTATTTCAGAACTTACATCATTTGTTTCCGACGGAGCAACATGGAGAGCAGAAGAAGGAAAAACTGATGATGTAGTAATGACTTTGGTTATGTTTGCTTGGATGACAACTCAGAAATACTTTAAAGATGTTGTCAACCACGACTTGAGAAAACAGCTTCAGCTAGAAAAACTTAGTCAGATGGATGAAGAAACCATTCCAGGTCCTATCATGGATAACGGATTAGATGTTCCGTTCTTGGTAGAAGGTGGAGATGTATGGGTTACGGGAAATCAAGGCGAAGTTTATGCTGAATATTTCAGAGAAATAATGAGAAACTGATATATTCTAAATAAAGAGTATAGTTTTATATACCTGCCAAATTCATATATAATAAGGAGAAAAAGATGGCAATTCAGTTATCTCCAGGAGTAAGCGTTACCGAAGTTGATTTAACAACTGTAGTTCCTTCGGTATCCACATCAACTGGTGCATTTGTTGGAAATTTCGAATGGGGTCCAGCAAGTGTCAGAGTTACAGTAGATAGTGAGAACACTTTGGCTAGTGTTTTCGGTACCCCAAATTCAAACACATATAACTCATTCTTTACCGCAGCAAGCTTCTTAGCATATTCAAATGATCTGCGTGTAGTTCGTGCAATTAATGCTAACACAAAAACTGCTACAGCGAATTCCGCAGCTTCAGTTCAAATTGCAAACGAAGATGTCTATGAGACAAATTATCTGCAAGGAAGCAATGCTAATGCGTTCGGTGCTTTTGCTGCAAGATATGCTGGTGCAGCAGGAAACGCTATTGAAGTAGATGTTTACGACAATGCATCAGCCGCTACATTCGCAAATACCTATATCACTTCAGGTGGTGTTTCAAGAGCATGGTCAAGTGTTGTTAATGGTGCACCAGGAACTTCAACCTATGTAAGTACTGCTGGTGGAGCTAATGATGAATTCCATATTGTTGTTACAGACAGCACAGGTGCTATTACTGGCACAAAAGGAAGTGTTCTTGAAGTATTCCCATATGTTTCAAAAGCAATTGACGCTGTAGATGGAAACAATCAAACAACATATTGGAAAAATGTAATCTATACAAATTCCAACTTCATCTATGGTATGGATGCTGTTGACTACGCTAACACAAATGCAACATGGGGTAGAACAGCAGCAAACACAACATTTGCAAGAACAGCAGTAGCAAATACTTCACTAAATCTAGTTGGTGGCGCCACAGTAGCACCAACTGATGGTAACGTTAACCTTGGATATGATCTATTCACAAATCCTGATGTTGTCGATGTTTCACTAGTTCTAACTGGAGATGCTAGTGTTACCGTTCAACAATACGTCATCGATAATGTTGTTACACCAGCAGGAAGCACAACAGGTCGTTCTGGAGATTCTGTAGCATTTATTTCTCCAAGATATTCTGATGTTGTCAATCAGGCAGGCAGCGAAACTGATAATATTAGAAACTGGTTAAACACATTAGGTCGTTCAAGTTCTTATGTTGTTGCCGATTCTGGATGGAAATACATGTACGATAAGTACAACGGTGTATACCGCTACGTTCCTCTGAATGGTGACATTGCAGGATTGTGTGCATTCACCGATCAAGTTCGTGATCCATGGTTCTCACCAGCTGGTTTCAATCGTGGTGCAATCAAGAATGCTGTCAAGCTATCTTGGAATCCAAATCAAACACAAAGAGACATTCTGTATCCTTTAGGAGTTAACCCAGTGGTTACCTTCCCTGGACAAGGAACTGTTCTATACGGAGACAAGACTCTACAATCTAAGCCTTCAGCATTTGATAGAATCAATGTTCGTCGTTTGTTCATTGTTCTTGAAAAATCGATTTCTAGAGCAGCTAAGTTCTCGTTGTTTGAATTTAACGATGACTTTACAAGATCCCAGTTTGTAGCACTTGTTGCTCCATTCCTGCGTGATGTACAGGGTCGCCGTGGTATCTTTGACTTCCGTGTTGTCTGCGACACAACAAACAACACACCACAAGTTATCGATAGCAATCAATTTGTTGGAGATATTTACATCAAGCCTGCTCGTTCTATCAACTTTATCAGACTTAACTTTATCGCAGTTGGAACAGGAGTTCAGTTCACAGAAGTTACTGGTGCTATCTAATAAATAAAAGAACAAGGAGAAAAGAATGGCTTTTAATGTATCAGAGTTCAGAGCAAATATGATTGGAGACGGTGCCCGTCCTAATCTATTTTCTGTGACATTAATCTTTCCAACGATAGCAGCAAATGGTGCCGCAGCAGGATCGAGAGCAACATTTATGGCTAAGTCTGCACAACTGCCTGGTTCTACTGTGGGAACTGTTCCTGTATTCTACTTTGGTCGTGAACTAAAGTTTGCAGGAAACAGAACATTCCCAGATTGGACATTAACTATCATCAATGATGAAGATTTCTCAATTAGAAATTCTCTAGAATCATGGATGAATGCAATCAACAGTCATGCAGGAAACGTTCGTAATGCACAAGCGTCAAATCCAGCAGGGTATACTGTTGATGCTGAAGTTACACAGTATGGAAAAACTGGCAATATTCTCAAGAAGTATACATTTGTTGGAATGTTCCCAATAGATGTATCTCCAATCGATCTAGATTGGGGTTCAAATGATACGATTGAAGAATACACTGCTACTTTTGCATATCAGTGGTGGCAAGCAGATACAACAACTTAATTTGATTTATACTGGAGAGCCTCTGGCTCTCCTAATGTTATTTTGATTTTATAATGCAAGGAGAAAAATTTTGGCGCTAAATCTGTTCGGTTTTACCATATCAAGACAAAAGGCTGAAGAAGATTCGTTGGCTCAGCAATCATTCGCTCCACCAAGTAGCGATGATGGTGCGTTGACGATTACTTCTGCGGCCTATTATGGTACATACGTTGACTTAGATGGTACAGCAAAAAATGAAGTAGAACTAATTTCTCGTTATAGAGAAATGGCTATGCAGCCAGAAATTGAATCTGCTATTGATGATATTATCAATGAGACCATCGTGCAAGATGATGATGGTAAAAATGTTAAGCTCATCATGGATAATTTGAAGCAACCAGATAAAATCAAAAAAGCAATTGCAGATGAATTTCAAACTGTGCTGCGTGTATTAAACTATAACAATATGGCAGCAGATATATTCAGACGATATTATATTGATGGTAGATTATTCTATCACGTTATTATCGATAGAGAAAATCCTACTGCTGGTATTAAAGAGTTACGTTATATCGATCCTAGAAAAATACGCAAGGTTCGTGAACTGAGAAAAAAGAAAGATGAAAGAACTGGCGTAGAAATTATGGCTGTAATCAATGAGTATTACATCTATAACGATAAAGCAATTACTGGTACACAGTCAAATTATGGACCAGTAGGTACAAGAATTACTAAAGATTCCATCATCAACATTAATTCTGGCTTGATGGATTCTCGTCGTGCTGTTGTGCTATCTTATCTGCACAAAGCAATTAAGCCTCTCAATCAATTGCGTATGATTGAAGATGCAACAGTTATCTATCGTATTTCAAGAGCACCTGAACGTAGAATTTTCTATATTGATGTGGGTAACTTACCAAAGCTCAAAGCAGAACAATACCTGCGTGATATCATGATCAAGTATAAGAACAAACTTGTTTATGATGCTAACACAGGTGAAGTTCGTGATGATCGTAAGTTCCTATCAATGATGGAAGATTTCTGGCTGCCTCGTAGAGAAGGTGGTAAAGGAACTGAAATTACTACACTACCAGGTGGACAAAACTTGGGTGAACTAGAAGATGTAAAATATTTTGAAAAGAAATTATATAAGTCACTTAGTGTACCAATCTCAAGATTAGAATCATCTTCAGGTTTCACTATTGGTCGTTCATCTGAGATTACCAGAGATGAATTAAAGTTTTCAAAGTTCATTGACAGACTGCGTAATAAGTTTGCTGAGTTGTTTGATCAAGCATTAAGAATACAATGTGTTCTTAAAGGCATTTGTACAGATGCAGAATTTACAGAATTCAAAGAGCATATGTACTATGACTTCATCAAAGACAATAATTTTGCAGAACTAAAAGAAGCAGAATTGATGGCAGGCAGATTATCTCTGTTACAGCAAGTTGATCCATATACTGGCACATATTACTCGATGGGTTGGATTCGTAGAAATGTTCTACGTATGGATGACGATGAAATCAAACTCATCGATAAAGAAATCGATGATGAAAAGAAAAAAGGTTTTGAAGTTCCAACTGAAGTTCAAAATGCTGTAACGCAGCAGAAGATGATGACTGATATACAAATGGATGCACAGCAACAACAAATGCAGCAGCAGGATATGCAAGCACAGCAACCACAAGATGCTGCACAAGCGCAACCACAACAACAGTCACAACAAAAACCAAAAGCGAAAAGTTCATCTTCTAGTTCAGCAGATTTGAGTCTATCAGAAACATCGATAGTAAGAAGATTGGCTAGAGTGTTATAAATATCATTTGTTCAAATTTTTAAATAAGGAAAATTAATGAATACCAGAGCAATTATAGATTATGCAATTCAAGATGATGCCTCAGCGATGCGTGATGCTCTTTATTCCGAAATTCAAGATAGAGTTCATGCTCATCTAGAAATGAAGAAGCAAGAAATAGCAGGCAATCTTGTTGCACAAGAAGATGCAGAAGATACCTATGGCGATGAATCTATGGAAGAGCCACAAGAATAATGAAATCGTTTAAAGATTTTTCTGCTAAAGAAACCGTAGAAGAAAACATTGACGGTATGCCTGGAGTGTTCTCTGCGAAAACATCAGAACCTCCACAGATTTTAATTATGCGTAAAAAATCTATTCGTCAGTTTCCAAATGGACAAAGAGTTGCATTATATCAAATCGATAAGCTGAACAAATATATCACCATTCCTTATATGGAAAAAAATTGGGCAGCAGAAGAAACAGAGCCATCAGTATATGAGGTAGAACCATTAGAAGAAAATGTTATGAATCATTTACAGAATATCGTAAGTAATCATGCTGCTAAATCAGTTAAATTTAAAGATGGTTCTTCAATGAAAGTTGATGCACAGACAGCAAATGCAATATTAAAAGTCCATGGTGCTGTTAATGATGAAAACAAGAAAAAGATTTCAGATATGGCTCATAAAAGCAAAACTCATTTTAAGAAAGTAGCAGACTTTGCTTGGAAACATGTAACTTATAAAGCTAAGGATTAAGAAATGCCTAATTCATTTTCATATCAAGTACTAAAAGATGATACTCAAATGTCAGTTATTAAGTTAACTGGATTGTTTGATGGTTCAGGACAAGAAGAAAATATTGCTAGAATTCAAGCAAACACATTGTATGGTGCTTTAGATGCCAATAATGTTCCATTAAGAAGTGGATTAAGTTTGAGCAATACGGCTAAACCATATTATGGGCTAACAATAAATCGTTGCTGGTATGATACCGACACTGGATCAGGATCAGTAGAATTATACTGGAGAGCAAATAATAGTCCGCAAGCAGAACCAGATTCTGGTATACCAATTCTATTCATGCAAGGTAACGGAGAATACGATGGTGCAGGTAACTGGATTACAATTAGGAATCCAAGTGTAAACGCAAATACAAATGGTGACATCAGTATTCACACTAGAGGTCAAGTTGCTAATGCAAGCTATACAATCATTCTAGAACTACGTAAAGATAATGCATACTATCAGCGTGGTCAGTTTAATGATCCAGCAGCATTCAACTACCCACCATATAGCATTACACCTTAATAGGAAAGAAATATGAAACTTATCAAAGAAGTTTTTGACACAGTTAATTATCTCACAGAAGATAAAGACGGACAAAAACAAATGTACATTGAAGGTCCATTTCTTGTAGCAGAAAAGAAAAACAAGAATGGCCGTCTGTACGAATATAATACGATGAAAAAAGAAGTTCATCGTTATACTGAAGATTACATTAACAAAAATCGTGCTTTTGGAGAACTAGGACATCCAGACACTCCTACAATCAACTTGGACCGTGTTGCCATTCTAATTACAGGATTGCGTGAAGATGGTACTCAGTGGATTGGTAAAGCAAAGGTGTTAGATACACCTATGGGCAACATTGCTAAAAAAATCATTGAAGGTGGTGGCCAAGTAGGGGTATCATCTAGAGGATTAGGTTCTCTCAAAAATGTGAACGGTGTCAATGTTGTTCAACCAGACTTTTATCTTGCCACAGCGGCTGATATTGTAGCAGATCCTTCCGCACCCGGAGCTTTTGTCGAGGGCATTATGGAAGGTAAAGAATGGATGTTAGTAGATGGCGTTTGGACAGACAAAGATCAAACTCAAGCTATTCGTCAAATCAAACAAGCGAGTAGAAAAGAGATTGAACAAGTTAGTCTACGTATATTTGAAAACTTCATAAAAAAACTTTAATTATAAATATCCAATATAGAAAAACAAGGAGATTTCTAAAATGCCTAAATTCAATCTTTCTGAAGCCGCTAAAGAAATTTTAGACGCATCTGTTGCATCTAAAAGAAGTGGTCAAGATTCCCCATCAAAACTACCATCAAGCATAGCTTACGGTACTCAAGATGTAGGTTCGATCGGTGACGATCCTGAAAAAACAGATGAGCAACTACCTGATTACACAAAGGGTGTTCCTACAGCAACTCCACCAGGAGCAACACCTCCTGTAGGTTCAGAGCCAATGAAGAAGCTTTCTGGTCAACCACAAGAAACAATGGGTCGTGGTGATCTGAGAACTATTCAGCAATCTGACGCTACAGATATGGCTAACATTCGTGACCGTATCGCAGGTAAGTTGGCTCCACAAACAATGCCTATGAATCCTGGTGCTACATTCCAGTCGTATCATGAAGAAATCGATATGGGAGATGATGTTGCAGCACTACTAGAAGGTGAAAACCTATCTGACGAATTCAGAAATAAAGCAACAACTATTTTTGAAGCTGCTGTTATGGCAAGAGTAGAAACAATCACTGAAGCTCTTGAAACCAGACTAACAGAAGAATTCCAAGTTGCTATCGAGCAAGTTAAGGAAGACTTAGCTGAAAAACTGGATGATTATCTGACATACATGGTTGAAGAATGGATGCAGCAAAATGAACTAGCAGTCGAAAGAGGCCTACGTGCTGAAATCGTTGAAGAATTCATTGGTAAGCTACGCAATCTATTCGTAGAATCATATATCGATATCCCAGAAGAAAAAGTTGATGCAGTAGAAGAATTAGTTGGTCGTGTTGAAGAACTAGAAGATGCTCTGAATGAAGAAATTCAAAAGAACGTCGAGTTCACAAAAGCGATTAACGAACACAGAAAAATCGAGGCTATCCACGCAGCTTGTGAAGGCCTTACTCAGACTCAAGTAGAAAAAATCAAAGCACTCGCAGAGGGTCTAGAATTTACTACTGAAGAAGATTTCGGTGAAAAGCTAGAGACAATCAAGGAATCATATTTCCCAAGTCAAGTAAAAGCTGCCGAAACGTCTGATCTGAACGAAGAAATTCAAATTGAAGATGAAGATAAAAAAGAAGTTAAATCTTCAGATCCAATGATGAGTGCTTACGCTCAGGCAATCACTAAAACTTTGGCAAAATAAATAAAAAACCAATAATAAAAAGGAGATTTAGATGTATCTATCTGAACAACTACAATCAAAATGGAAGCCAGTTCTGGAGCATCCAGAGCTAGAATCCATTAAAGACCCTTATAAGAAAGCGGTCACAGCAATGGTTCTTGAGAACCAGCAACAAGCTATGCAACAAGACGCTGGTCTACTGAATGAAACAACATCAGCAGGTCCTACTAATATCGCAGGTGGTGTTCAAAACTTTGACCCAATCCTGATCTCGTTAGTTCGTCGTGCATTGCCTAACCTTATTGCTTACGATGTTGCTGGCGTTCAGCCAATGACAGGTCCTACAGGACTAATCTTTGCAATGAGAGCAAGATATGCTAGCCAAGGCGGTAGCGAAGCTTTCTACAACGAAGCTAACACTATCTTCTCTGGTACTAGCTCACAAAACAACCCATACGGTTTTGCAGGTACTCCAGCAACTGACGTTTCTACAAACCCAGTATCGAACCTGGCAGCTAATGCTTACACAACTGGTATTGGCCTACCAACTGCAACTGCTGAATTCTTGGGTTCAGATTCTAACGCTGTATTCCAGCAAATGGCATTTAGCATTGAGAAAGTTTCCGTAACTGCTCAATCCCGTGCATTGAAAGCTGAATACTCGCTAGAACTAGCACAAGACCTGAAAGCAATCCATGGTCTAGATGCTGAGACAGAACTAAGCAACATTCTGTCAACAGAAATTCTAGCTGAAATCAACCGTGAAGTTATTCGTACAATCTACACCACTGCTGTTACTGGTGCTCAGTATGGTACAACAACTGCTGGTTATTTCGATCTTGACACAGATTCAAATGGCCGTTGGTCAGTTGAGCGTTTCAAAGGTCTGATTTTCCAAATCGAGCGTGATGCAAACGTAATTGCAAAGCAGACTCGTAGAGGAAAAGGTAACGTTCTGATCGTTTCTTCAGACGTTGCTTCAGCTATGGCTATGGCTGGTGTTCTACAATACACACCTGCTCTACAAGCTGACCTACAAGTAGATGACACAGGCAATACATTTGCTGGTCTACTACATGGTCGTATCAAGGTTTACATCGATCCATACTTCGGTGGTTACACAAGCAACCAAGAACTAGTAACAGTTGGATATAAGGGTTCTTCACCTTATGACGCTGGTCTGTTCTACTGCCCATATGTTCCACTACAAATGGTTCGTGCTGTTGACCAGTATACATTCCAACCAAAAATTGGATTCAAGACTCGTTACGGTATGGTAGCTAACCCATTTGCACAAGGTCTAACACAAGGCAATGGCGCTCTAACTGCTCGTAGCAATGTGTACTATCGCATTTTCGGAGTCAGAAACCTGATGTAATTGATGAAGTCACCATTAAGAGTGACGATTAAGAGACTCCTTCGGGAGTCTCTTTTTTTTATATAAATACTCCATAAGGAGATAACATGGCTCAACTAATTCGACCACCACAGAATACTAATTTTTTACAATCTACAAAGTTTGTATTGACTTTTCCTAGAATAAGCAATACACAATATTTTTGTCAAGAATTTAATTTACCTGGTGTATCAACATCTGAAATAACTTATCCTACTCCTTTTGTCGATCTGTATATTCCT